TGAGGCGTCGCCATGTTCGGCCTCGTTGTTCTGGTAGAGGCGGGCGACTTGCCCGGTGAACCATTCGCTGAGGGCGATTGCCCGCTCTACGACGCTGTGGTCCTCAATGGTCAGTTCAGGGACGACTCCCTTGCTGGCAGCGTCCAGGACGTGCAGTAGCAGGCAGAGGCGGGCTAAGCGTCCTGTTTTCTTGGACAGATAAGCCTTGAAGCCGCTGACTGCAGCCTGAAGCTGCGGCTGCAGCACCTCATCGTGGTAGTGAGCAAAGAGCGCTTCTGCCTTGCCAGCCAGAACATACTCCAGGGACCGGTAGCGCTCAAGGTTGCGGAACAGATCCTTGATGTAGCCGGAATAATCCAGCGTCTCCCTGGTCAGCTTGTGGGCGATTTCGGGAATAAAAGCAAATTCAAAGCGCGACCAGAGCCCGTTATCGTCCGACAGGTCGCCTTTCATGTCGGTGGCCAGATCAAGCAGCACTTTGGGCTGGATCGTTCCCAGGATGCTGATGGCTGAAGCATTGACGAAGCTGCTGTCTTCCCTTTTTGCCCGGTCGCGCTTGATCGGCACTCCGTCGTAGAGGCTAAGGGTCTTCTCCTGGTCGGCACCGCCTCCCTTTGCTTTGTACTGGTCGAACCCTTTGAACAGCCCAGCTAGCTCCTCTACTTCCCGGAGCAGCCCTCCCCTCGCTCCGTTATCGACCGATAGCCTGCTCAGTGCTTCATTGGTCGCGTCGGAGGTCAGGTAATGGCGCGGCAGCGGTTCAGGCGTCTTGTTGCCCTCCTCCTCCTCCTCCCAGGCGTTGTGTAGCAGTTGGTACTGCTCATACGCCGCAGCCTGAAGCTGCCAGAGTGGTCCGGTGAATGTCCGCATGGCTGGTGATTTGCGGCTGCCCGATTCAGCTACCCAGCCCTGCCACCAGATGGGCTTTTCGACCAAGCTCATGACCTTGATCGTTGCGCTCGGCGGAAGCAAAGAGGCTATGGCTGGCAGCAGCCCCGTAAACAGCACTTCAACGGGGACAGATAGGCAGCGGGAACGATCCTGCAGGACCGGCAGTAGGCCCTGGGGGCAGACCTTCTCAATCTCCAAAACGGTGCGGAAGCGGGTTAGCTCTTTGAGCCGGTCTATGATCAGTTCCCCATCGGCGTCTGTGAGCCCTCTGGGGTCGCCTGTAATACGCCTCTGGGCTACCTCCCCTACCTTTGGTGCGTCTGGCACCTTAACGCCGCTTGCAGCCCCTAAACTGCGGGCTAGATTCCAGATGTCTGCTCCCCTGGGTGTGCCCGCTGGGTACCCCTTGGACAGTGCGAACTGGTAATTGATCCAATCTCCGCCTTGGGAGCCAGGGCAATCGCCATTGCGGCAGCACCAGAGCCACTTGCCGTCGGTGTAGCTAACGTGGAATGCCGTCTTGCTCTGGCTCTCGTGCCAGGGGCAGCAGCCCTCCCAGTTGTTTGCGTCCCGCTGGCTGAAATTGTGCCCGCTCCAGTCAAACAGGCTCTCTGGGGCACCGGCAGAACGGGACTGAATTAGCTCTTGTAGGGTCGATTGCAGGCTCTTGCTGTCGAATTTCGTGTAGCCGAGCTTGCCTGTCGTCTTGCTGAAGCCGTCAGGGATGGCTGGCAGCCCCAGGAACGCAGTTGCAGGTACCTTCTGCTCACTTCCGGGTAGATACTCGCTCTTGACGGGCTCACAGCCGCTCTGGGTGTGCCATGAGCCAGCCAGTCGCATCACTCTTGAGGCATTGCCAACGCTTGAATCGGCTCCTGCCCAGAATAAAAGCCGGTTCTGGTACTCCAGCCAGTCTGAAATAGCCATTAACTCGGTTAAAACCCAGTAAAAATGACAAGAATGGCGGGTTCTAACGATGAACGTATAGAGAGGGAGCGCGTGTTGCTCGATCAGGTGGCTGACGCGCTCGATTTGCTCCTCGTGCGGAATCCCGTCAAACTCCAGAAACAAGGCGCGCCCAGCAGTGATGTCTTTTTCCGCATGCCCTGGACCATTAACAACGACGTAGACGGCCTCTGAGGGGTCTTGCTCGGTAGGTAACTGCTCAATCGTGACCTCCTGGTTCCGCCCGCCCTTGCTTTGGCTGCCCTTGGCTCCGAAATACCGCAGGCTAACCTGCTCCCCTGGCTCGTATCCCAGCAGGGACAACATCTTTGCTGCCTGATCGCGGTCAATCGCTAGCTTGCTGTAACTATTTGGTGCTACCATGGCTCTATACCTCGTGTTTGCTAGTTTGTTGTTGGGCTAGCTGCATAACGTCTCCGCTCTGTTTGTGGCGAACGAACCAGGAAACCCCCTCCGTTTGGTCCCGGCGGGGGGTTTTCTGCTTTGGGGGTTTCCTGGTTGCGCATTTTGAACGGGCCATGTATGCTGTCCCAGCCCAGAAATCTTAAGCACAAAGCCTCGGCGATTGCAATCCGTACAGCCAGGTCTCAGTACAATCCTTAAGAGATTGTTAAGAGTCGGTGCAATTCAACTTAGCTGGTCTAAAGTGGTTGCAGGTTGAGTTAGTTCAACCTGTTGAACCAAAGGTAAAGGCGTTATGCGCGATACAGCTTCAATTGTTTTAACTTTCATGCTTCTGGCCGTCAGCAATCCCGCTTTCGCCGGTGGCATCATGAGCCAAAACAAGAGCGAATGGACCAGGCAGAAATCAACAGCTACCGAGTCCATTAACAAGGCAGGTATCTACAGCGAGACTCACGACTTTCGCAAAGATCAAGCCGTGATTTTTGCTGGCTCCGAGCAAAGCAACAAGGAATACCTTGATGTGCGCGGCGACAACTTCGAGGCGGCTGGTTACATTAAGAAATCGGCAGAGTCTGCCAATTCTAGCAACGCAGCCAGCACCGATTCACTCGACGCTAACGGCTATATCGTTGGTGGAATCCTGATCATCCCCCCTGTGGCCGTGGTCGCGGGTGCTGCCGCTGGTATTGACGTTGAGTTAGAGAGTACTGATTCTGCTTCCAGCGCTTCCAGCGCTTCCGAAACGCTTGAAGCTGGGCTGAAGGCTGATGGGCAGCTGACCCTGACCATGGGCCAGGTCGCAACCCAGTTTGAGCTGGCTGGTGTCGAGACTCACAGCCTCAACCAGTCCAGTAAATTCCTTGGCGTCATGACCGAGCAGACGGCAGCGTCCACTGAAACCGAAACCGATAGCCATACGGCTACCAGTATCGGTAAGTCGCTGTTCTAGTTCAGTAAACCGAAGGCAGCAGCGGACCGCATAACAGACCGCTGCTGCTCAACCCAACAACGCCATGAAAAGAATCATCGCAATCCTGCTCTCTTGCGCTACGGCAAGCTTGCCGCTAGCCGAGGCATCAGCCGGTGGGCTCCAAAATGTTGCCAGAAATGCTTTAGGCAACGCTGTTCGCGGCACTTTCGCCAATGAGACCAGGGTGGTTACCTTCGGCTCGTCGAGCGCCGTCTTTAACAAGCGGCAGATCACCAATTTTGCGGGCAGCCAGGGTAACCTGAGCAGCCTGGCTGACATCCAAAACAGCGGCAACAATAACATTGTCGTGTTGTCCAGTGGCAGCAACAATACTGCCTGGGAATCGCCGTCTGGTGCGAACTTGCAACAGCAGACATTTACTAATGGTGTGCCAAATCAAGCAGCCAGCGTCAATGTAGTCCAGCAGTTTACCAATTTCCAGTCGAGCGGGCAGGAGACAGCTAGTCTCTACCAGTCCGAATTTGAGCAGTATCGCAGCACTGCGACAATTCAGTCTCTCGACTTGGTTAATGAACTATTCAACGAAGCTGCCACCCTCTCTAGCTCCCTGTTTTAAGGGGTAAGGAAATGAAAACGGTTCTCACAGCGGCTATCATTGCTGCTTCAATCTTTGCGCCCATGGCCTCCCAGGCGCAGCAGACTAATAGTTCCAACAGCAACGTAAATAATGCGGCTGCAACTTCTTCAGGCGCTGCCACCAATACACAATCCATCCTGGCGAATCCTCAGACCCAGGCAATCGGCGGAGACGTTAACAATACGATCATCCAGCCTGCGTTTGGGCAACCGTCGATGAACCGAATTGGTCGCAACGAGGTGCAGTGCCAGGGACCGAGCCTTGGTTTTTCTGGCGGGGTCTATCCCAACGATCAGGACTTCTTCAACAACAGTAGCTTTGAGCCGCAATTCAGCGTTTCGCTGACTTTCCCGCTCGGTGGCGGTGGTGCCTACTGTCGCGGCGTCGCTGCCAAGATCGAGGAACTGAAAAGCCTTGAGGTGCGGGTTTCTAAAATCAGCGCGGCGGCTAGCGTCCTCAAGACCTGTCTGGAATTGCGCAAGCAAAACGTGGATCTGGCCCAGCTTGATCCTGTAGCGATTGGAGTGGACTTCAAAAACCTTTGCGCGACCGTGGCCGTTGTTCCCCCCTCGCCTGAACCGGCTGGCAACAAACTGATCAAACCAATCAACAACAGGAGATGAGTATGCCGTCAGATGCAGACCAGGTCCGAGACTGGCTAGAAAACCTACGCAATGCCTGGAAGGATGCCAATGGCGGGCCACGAACCCAGCGGCGGGATATCTTTCTAGATTTAGAAAGAGCCATCGCGAACGAGCCGCGCTTTATCCGCGAGGCGGTCTGGCGCGCTCTGTCAGACAACCTCAAGCAGGAGTTCAGACGTTATGCAAAAGAAGCCGAAAGACAAAGAGCAATTGATCAGCGTCAGCGTCGTGATGCCGACTAGCCTGTTTTGGACATTAAAGCAGTACTACCGCAGTGCTGGGCTAGGCTGGTCGGCCTTCGCCAGAATGGCCTTGCAAGATGCTATGGATCGGGGCATTGGGTCGCGACCCGCTGCCCCCGTGGAGGACCCAGCCGATGCAACTAATTAAATTCCCTAGTCTGCCTGACGAGCTCCTCACGAGTTACCCGGCCTTTGCTGACCGGCTCTGGTGGCAGCTTGGCTTCCCAGGTCTAACCGAACAGCAGGTGGCTATTGCTGATCGGATGCAGCACGGGCCAGAGCAAGACATTATCTGCGGGTTCCGTGGGGTGGCTAAATCCTGGCTGGCGGCGGGGATGCTCCTATGGCGGCTGCGTATTGATCCTGCCTCGGAGCGTTGCTTGCTGGTATCGGGCAGCAGCCCCAAGGCGCTAGAGCTTTCGCAGTTCATGATCTACTGCATTGGCGTAGTTAAGGAGCTGCAATGCCTGGAGCCAGAGACGGGGCAGCGCTCTAGCGTCCTGAGTTTTGATGTAGCCGGGGCCAGACCCGATCAGGCCCCCAGCGTGCGGGCTACAGGCATCCTGGGGCAGATAACGGGTAAGCGGGCAACCATCATCCTGGCAGATGACATCGAAACGCCGATCAATTCCGCCAGTGCCCAGAATCGAGAGAAAATCTGGAGCGTGGTTGGCTCAGAGTTTAACTCGGTACTGAAGCCAGCCGATGCGTTGATGGTCTTCTCGCCGAAAATCCTTTACCTGGGCACTCCGCAGCTCCCAGGGGCCAGCATTTACATGCGGCTGCGGCGGGAATTCAACATCCCTATCTATTTCCTGCCCGCACGTTATCCCAAGCCGGAGGATGTCATCCGCTACGAGGGCGGTTTGGCTGAGCATATTGCCGTTCATTGCCAGGAGCGCGCTGGGCAGCCAACAGATCCAGAGCGTTTCCCTGAACATGATTTGCAAAAGCGCGAAAAGCGCATGTCTCCCCAGACCTGGCAGTTGCAATTCATGCTCGACACGAGCCTGGATGCTGCCAGCCGCTACCCTATCTCGCTCCAAGACCTGATCGTGATGGAGTTGCCTCCCAATAGCTACCCCTCGATGGTGCTGCCAGGGAAGACAGAAGCGGCTCGGCTGGATCTGCCCAGCTACGGGTTCCACCATGACCGCTGGTATTATGCGCCATCGGTTGTTGGCGGTTGGAAGCACTTTGAGAATGAGAACAGACCCTGCCTGATGGCCATTGACCCGGCTGGCCGTGGTAAGGATGAGCTGGCCTGGGCTGTCGTTGGCGTTAACAATGGCTATTTCCTGCTGCTTGACGCTGGCGGCACCCAGGCGGGGCCAGTAGAAGATACTCTGTCGAGGATCGTCCGTTGCGCTGCCCGTTGGAAGGTTAACGAGGTGGTGATTGAGGACAACTTCGGGCTTGGTCTGCTCGGTGAACTGCTAAAGCCGTTGCTGCGGCGATCACATCCATGCGCAGTGACAACTGGACGGTCTGGCGGCAACGTCTTCAAGGAGAAACGGATTGTTGATACCCTCTCGCCGATCATCCAGCAGAACCGAATGGTAGTCCGTGCCGGGCTGGTCGAGGAAGACTATCAAGAATCGCAGAGCGATCCAGAAACGGGGCCGCTCAGGAGCCTGTTCTACCAGTTAGCCCATATCCTGCCCGAGCGCAACTCGTTGGAATGGGATGACCGGGCAGATGCGCTGGAACTGGCCTGCCGTCGGTGGGTGGAGCAGGGGCACGGGGCTGCTGATGCCGAATTGATCCTTGAACAGGAGGAGGCCGAATACCGAAAAGAACTGCTCAAAAGCTGGAGTGACGGGAATTCGTTATTTAACGCTGACCGGCTAACCCTGGGGATGACCCTCGAGCAGGCCAGGACGGCTGCCAGCTTTGTTGGCAGGTGGTCACGTACCGAAGGCGATCCCGGACCTCATTGGATCGCTAACAGAGTCGCAGCTAAAACAAAATGGAGGCAACTTTAATCATGGCTCACTACGTCAAACTGGGTGAAGCAGCCGAAATCCTGCGGCTTAACCCAAACACCCTTCGCCGGTATGCTGACGACGGTTACATTGATGTCGTCCGGGCTCCAAGCGGGCATCGGCTCTTCGACGTAACGAGTTACCGAGAACCTCCCTACCGCAGAGTCAGGGGAGGACCTGCCGATCAAGAATTGCTCAGGGCCTCCCGTAAGAGCTACGATCCACCAACAACTCTTGGCGATCTTGAAGCTATCAGGCAAAGATATCGGGATGCTCAGCGGGCAATGAAACAGTTCGCTTGGGGCGATTGATCGATCTGTTGGACTTGTACTCGGAGGCCAGTTCGACCGCTCTAGCGACAAGCGAGAGACGCCTTTGAGAAGCTGGCATCGATGCCAGCTTTTCAATGGCGTTTTGCAGTTCTTTTACCTGATATCTTGCCGAGTTTTCCACACTGTTGTTAGACTCAAATAAATCCCAGGCCCATTCTGGCACACCCTGGGCGCTTCATAGCTTGGGCGGCCTTGCGAGGCCCACACCCTGAGAAGAGAGGCAGTAACCTTTTCTTTGGGAATTGAACAATGGTCAACGCATTTAAGAGTAGTTTTGGTCGGATTAACGAGGCCCAGTCGTCCAGACGGGACCTCGCCTCTTTCGATTCGTGGTGGGACAAGGAAAATCAGCTCTTCCTGCGAGTCTTCAGCGGGGAAGTCATGCAGGCGTTTAAGCGTGCGACGGTCTTCCGTGACACGATTATGTCTAAGACGCTGACAAACGGGAAGTCAATGACCTTCCCTCGCCTTGGTCGGGCGCTGGGACGTTATCACACGCCAGGGACTCCTGTTATTGGCACTGGCAACCGCATCGCCGAGGCCGAGCGGGAAATCTACGTCGATGATCTATATCTTGCGGATGTCTTTGTCTACGTCCTCGACGAGCTCAAAGAGTCTTTTGCGCACCGGGCACCCTATGCCACAGCACTAGGTGAGGCGCTGGCGCAAAAGTATGACCGCAACATTTGCAAGGTCTTGTTCTCCGCCGCTGCCGATCTAGGCTCGGTTGACGATGCTTGGTCAAAAACGCTCGAAGCCGTAACCGTTGCTAGCGTTGATGCGGCTGCCTCGACAGTCACGCTATCGGCGGCTGGTTCGAGTGCGTTGGGCGTCGGCAAAGTTATTTACATGCAACTGGACGACGGGGGTGTTTTCTCAGGGACCATCACAGCCGTGTCCACTGCGGTCTATACAATCAGCACTGGTTCTTATCCGCCGGGTTGGCTGTCGAGGATCGTTATTGGCTCAACGCCCTGGACCCTGAAGAAGCTGGACGTGGGTAGCTCCATCACTGGCATTGACGTGAGCGGGTCGGCTGGCAGCGACAATATCGTTGCTGCCCTATTCCAAGCCGTCCAGACCCTGACCGAAAAAGACGTGCCTGTCGGCAACCTAACTTGTGTTGTGACCCCTGAAACTTATTTCAAGGTGGTTCAATCGAGCAGGGCTGTCAATACAGACTTTAACCCTGGAGGCAATGGTAGCTACGCTTCTGGTACTGTTGCCCGCATTGCTGGTCTGCCCCTGCGGATGAGCAACAACCTGGCCAAGCTGGCTGCTGAGGGACAGGCTTCCAGAGAACTCGGTGAGCGCAATCCTGGCTATGCTCCGAATATGACCAAAGCAATCGGGGTAGTCTATGACCGCTCTGCCGCTGGCTCTGTCATCCTGAAAGGGATTGAGTCTCAGGTCACTGGCGCTGAGGTGGAGGCGCTTTATCAGGGGACTGTCCTCATCTCTCGGATGGCCTGCGGGCACGGGGCACTGCGTCCTGAAGCCTGCTGCAGTCTGTTCAAAGCCTAAAGGGGGTCTGCGGTGGCGATCACTACTGAACTAATGGCTGTTAATCGGATGCTCGGCGCAATCGGGGAGCAGCCTGTCAGTAGTCTGATCCCTCCGCAGCCACCAGAAGCCTTTGTTGCCCAGTCCGTCCTGGCAGAAGTGTCTGTCATGGTTCAATCAGAGGGCTGGAATTTCAACACCTTCCCTCATTACTCGCTGGCCTTCTCCCCAGATGGGACGGTCCCCCTGCCATCGAACTGCCTGCAAGCTACTTTCCCTACGGATCTATACCCTGATCGCCGCTATATCGTGCGCGGCAACCGTGTCTTTGATACGGTCGAACAGTCTTTTACGATTAGAACGCAGGGCGAATGGCAGGAGGGGCTGCTTTGCACTGCTATCATGGCCGTTCCATTTGAAGACCTGCCCGAAATTGCCATTAACTACCTGGTCTATCGGGCTACTCGCGTTTTCTCCAATCGGATCACGGGTTCCCAGGTCGTTAACCAATTGACTGCCCAAGAAGAAGGGCAATTGCGGGCTGCTCTGCGCGCTTGGGACATGGGCAACACCCAGGCAAACATCATTGGCGGCGGTCCGTGGGACAGGGGCGATGCTATCCCAACCTATCTGCCGAAACAGGGAATTGGACAAGCAAGAAGATTAAACTGATATGGCGAGTAACGAGCTGGTCGCAATCCAAGTCCCGAATCTACTGCAAGGGATATCCCAGCTATCGCCGCAGATGCGGCAGTTAACGCAAGCAACGGATCAGCGAAACTTACTCTCATCCAAAGCAGACGGGCTGATCAAGCGTCCGCCTACTCGGACGACAGCCAAGGTTGCCACTACTTTGCCTGGGGATGCTTATCATTTTGGCTGGCATCGGAACGAGGGGGAACGCTATGACGTTGTTATCAGTAATTACGAGCTAAAGGTTATTGATTATTACACGGGGCTGCGGCCGGTTACTCATGTTCTGTCCGCTGACGGGTATTATCTGCCCGCACAAGTGCCCAGGCGGGCTTTCCGTGCATTGCCATATCAAGATGTTCTCTTGATTAGTAATTCGGAGATAACTGCCAAGCGCTCTACCGTGCTGGAGCCTCCAGCGCCTAATGCTGGTGAGTTTTGGGTCAGGTCGGTAAACTTTGGGACGACCTACACCATTACGGTCAGGGTTGCTGGGACAGATTACAGCGCTAGCTACACAACGCCGCTAGCGTCCAGCGGGGAGGCGATCTCGCAGGCTGGGGTCGCCAACAAGCTGTTCTATGGCGGTACTGACGTTACGCCAACAACAGGGCTGCAGGGGCATTCTATCTTTGCTAGTGGCTGGTCGCTGGGGGTTTACGACGGGATTATTTACGTTCAGGAGAATACGGGCGGCATCCCTTTTTCTATAACGAGCACTGGCGGGCAGGGCACTACGGTTAGCCAGACTCAATCTATTGTTTGCATTAAAAACACAATTAACAATCTGTCCCAACTGCCGACGTATGGGATTAATGGGTTCATGGTTCAGTTGCTCTACGACTCTTCAGATGGTCGTGCGCTGAACCGCTGGCTGCGGTTTACAACGGCGGATCCCCTTCCTGGCTACGGCACGGGGACATGGCAAGAAGCCCGCGAACCTGGCAGCTCTTTTAGTTGGGATGCCAACACAATGCCTCACGCCCTGGTGCGAACTGGCACAAGCGGCAACTATGTCTTTTGGTTTAAGAAGCTAGATGGGGTGGTCCCACCTGGGCATACTTTCACGGAAAGAGAACAAGAAGTTTTCCGGGAACTGGTATGGGGCGAACGGGCGGTCGGCGGGGACATTACGAACCCGTTCCCGATTCTCGACGATCAGCCGGTTATGGATTTGTTCTTTTTTAGTGACCGGTTAGGATTCGTGACACCTACTGGCGTTTGCCAGTCCAGACCGGGAGACTACTTTGCCCTGTTTGGGCAGACGAGCCTTGAGGTGCTTGATGACGACCCAATCAGCCGACAAGCTTTGGCGTCTGTTGGCGTTGAGTTGCACTCTGGGCTTAGCCTTGATACAGAAGTGATTCTGTTCGGCATAAATAGCCAGTGGCGATACTACAGTGCGACGGGGGACGTTATGACCCCAGGCACTGCCGAGCTGACGATGGTCTCTACGATTCCCGTTAACCCGTCACTCAAGCCATCGCTGGTCGGGCAATCGGTGTTCTATACCAATGAGCAGCAGAATTACACGCAAGTTAGAGAATATTTCCCCAAAGCTAGAACCGATACGGCATCGGCTGGTATTAACCTTTCGCTCGAAACCTATATCAGCGGGGTAGTCCCAGAGCTGATCCCTGTAGGCATTGTTCATGCTGCGGCAACTGAGTCAGAGTCGCTGTATCTCCTGCTAGACCCTAATAAGCGGAATAAGTTGTATGTTTACAGTTGGTACTGGAGCACGGGGGCTAATGGGGCACCAGAGCGGGTTCTGCAAAGCTGGTCAACCTGGCATCTCGCCACCAATGCCTATATCCATACCGTTGCTTGCATGGGTTCTGATGTTCACTTAATTGTTGAGTATTTCAACGGGGGCACTAGCCTGGGCGTCTTCGCAGAAATCATGATGCCAACCTCTCTTTTAGAAGAGAATGATTATGTTTACTATCTGGATCGACAGATAGCATCATTCCCCAAAGATGGGCTAGCGCCACGGATCCAAGCTCACTATGACGCGGATCAGGATCGGACAGTGTGGAGTTTCTTCGCAGATCCTGCTATGACGGTGCCGCTGCCAGCGGGCTTAGATGGGATCGTCGTAGTCGCCAGCCAGGATACGGTGGGTGACCAAGGGCTAGTTCTGGCAACGCCTACTGGCCCCAGTGCTGTGCAGGCGACCTGCCGTTACCCGGGGAACTGGACAAACCGGAAGGTCGTTTTTGGCAATCTGTTCGACGTTTACTATGAGTTTTCCCCTCCGTTTGTCCCGGTGGAAACGAGCGGTGGCGGGAAGCTTGCTGACCTGCGTGGGCGGCTGCAAGTTAGGCGGTTAGTTGTTGGCTACACTGAAACCTCGTCGTTTAGCCTGTCCGTCCAGGCAGCCCATCGACCGGTTCAGACGGTCACGTTTAATGCTTCGTCTCTGGACGTGGCCAGCACGGTGCCCAACAGCCGCAGGCCATTTGTGACGGGGCAGTCAAGCTTAAACATTCAGAGCGTGAACACTCAATTTAGGGCCTGGATCTCAGATAAAACCCACTACCCCTGTAAATTCGTCTCGGCTCGTTGGGATGCTTCTTACTCCAGTCAAAGACCTAGTAGTTTGGTGGGCTGATCGTGGTTGCTTTTCTGCCTTTTGCTATCGCTGGAGCCAGTCAGGCTGTTGGACTGTTTGGGAAAGCCAAACAGGCCAAGGCCCAGCGTGAGTATGAGGAGCAGGTATATCAGTTCGAGATCAGAAAAAGCCTGAGTGATTATGAATACAACGCGAGACGGGCTAATGCGGCTTACGCTGATCAGGTCAGGCAGATCCAGACTGAATATCTGGAGGCATCGACTCGCTACAGCCAGGACTATGCCTATACTTGGGGACTCCGCAAGTATGAGGCGCAGCAGCGGGCGACCAATGCCCAGGCAGGGCGGTTGCTCTATGAGCAATCGTTCAAGGCGTTTGAGCGAGATTCTGGGCAGCTACAGCAGCGCTTCATCGAGGATGATGCTGTTCAGGCGATGCAGTACCAAAGCGCAAAGCTGGCAAATCTAAAGGCCAGAAGTGCATTCAATGTCCAAGCGGCAGGGCGTGGCGGGATCAGCATTGATCGGCTATCAAATACCTTCGACGTTGCCATGGGTGATGTTCTGCGGGAATTTGCCACAGCCAGGGCCAGCAATGCGGATGCTTATCGGAACAGTGCTAAAAATCTTGAGTACACCCTCGAAGGCCGCTTGAACTCTTGGGCACCATACACCGAGCAAGAATACATGGATCCCTGGAAGCCCGCCGAGCCGCAGTACCCAACCTACCTGGCACCGACCTACACCGCTCCGGTCAAATCTGCCAGTACGGCTTCCGGCGTGAACATGTTTGATTTGCTGGGGGCGGGCATCAACGGCTATTTAAGTTATCAAAGCTATCTGCCGGGGGGGATTGGTAATGGCTAGTTC